TGCGCCAGGACTCGGCCGCGGCGACCACCTGGCTGGCTGTGGTCGTGACGGTGTGCGTTGAGCTGATCATTGGGTTTCCTCTTGGTCATCAGGGATGCCGTCCCCGTCGCGGTCTGCGCGGCCGCCGCTGGCGATCATCACACCGGACAATGTGCCGGTGAGAAACATGACCACTGGCGACAGCAGTTTGTACATTTCGGCGTCGTTGGGGTTTAGTTCGCTGCCGTTGACGACAAACAAAAGTTGCCCGAGCATGGCCGCCAGGCTGAATGCGAGGCAGCCGACGAGCACTAGGCCGACGATGAAACGGAGCCGGGCGTTTAGTTCCGAGGCGCTGTATCGGGTGCGCGATTTTTTCAACATGCGGGTGTTCCCTCGACGGTCGTGGTGATGGCTGAATTATGCACCAGCGCACGGTTTTTGGTTCGGATGGTGGTTGACGGTGCTGCTGCACAGTCGCCGGGGAACCTGTTGACCGTACACGCGACCAGCGTGACGGTGAGCAGCGCCGCCACGATGGCGACGCGGGTTTTCATTCTTCTGTTGCCTCCTCAGGCGGTGTTTCTGTCCAGCCGGACTCGATCAGTGCGGAGTATTCTTCCTCGGTCATTTCGCGCACTTCGTCGTCAATTTGAATGTTAGGTCGTGTCATGTGTTAGCCCAGTCTGTAACCATAAACAGTGATTGTCCCGCCCGTCATTGTTCCGCTATTTGCGGTCAATGTGAAACCGTTATACGCGGTGCCAACGGCATGAACGCCTCCGAATCGCCCAGCGTTATCAGTCCCGACATAATCACCCGCAAAATTTGTGTAAATAGCTTTGTTAACGCCGAATACGTCCATGTTGACCAGCATCCAGTTTGACGTTTGGCCGCCGCCTGCAACGAAAATGTTGGCTACGTTGTTCCCGTTGTATTGGCCGTCGCCACCAGCGTAAAACGTCCCTTTGTACCCGGTGTAGTAACCAGTAGCGGACGGCGTACCGGATGCGTCAAACGTCATCCTAAACACTCCGGTGCTTCCAGACCCGCCATGGATGACAATTCGATAATTATCAAACGTGCTGTTAAATGCGCCTGTTACTTGTACCGACGCAACGGCTGTCCCTATGGTTTGACTTTTCACCCATACAAGGCCAGCGTTTGCCAGGTATGTGTTGGTGTCGGATGCGGTGAGCACTGCGCCGCTGCTAAACGTTTTCACTGCCATTTATGGGTACCCCAGTCTGTTTGAGTCAAGTATGCCGAACTGATTGCTATCGAGTGTGAACGGTGTGCCCAGGTTCGGCGACAACGTAAGCGTTAGGCGGGCAACGTCAGGCGTGAACGACACCGCGATGCGTTGAATTTGAGCGTTGTAGGTTGCGCCTCGGAACGTGACCGTGGCACCGGCAGCAATGTATCCAGCGCCGCCGGTCGCCGTTTGCAGCTGTGCAACGCCAAGCCAGGTGTCGTCGGCGTTGGTATCGGTGGTCAGGGTGAACGGCACCGCTGTGGTCAGGCCGTTGAACAGGTTGTACAGCAGTCCGGCAAGGCTGGCGGCGTCGGCTGTCGTATTGTTTGTCGTGTAGTAATCGAGGCTGTTAAACGGTGCGGTACCTGTTTGGCTTTGCGTGGCCAAACCGTCCGGGTACACGTTGATTTGGTTAAACACGTTTTCGGCGGACGAAAAAAACTCTAAGCCAGTGTAACGGATTGGGCCGGTGTCGCTAAATGTTGCGGATGTGGTCGTTGGTGGGCCGACGATCATTCCGACTTGGCCAGCGAAAATGCCGTCGCGTTGGTTGTCTCGATCGTCGATAAAGTACTGGGCTGTGCGCGCAATCTTGTTGACAAGATCTAGCGCATTTTGGCCTGGCAATGTAATCGTGCTCGAGGTCAGATTGCTGCCAACATTCGGCACCAATGCCACTCCAGCTAATGTGCATATTAGGCCCATTTGTGACGTGCACTCGGCCGCCGCAATCGTGTTACCACTCGGCACTGACGCCTCAAATGTGTAGGCCGCCGTTAACCCTGTGCCGCCTGTGGCCGAAATAATGATGCGGTCACCTGGGGCCAGTCCTGTGCCGGCGTCGTACGGTATGTCGTAGCTCCGCCGTATGTCGGTGATTTTGCCGCAAAAGTAGGCGCGGGCTGTGTCGGTGTTTGTGACCCGCACGTCAATGAATTGGCCGATGGCTAGCGGTGTCGCATAAGTCGCTGCCGGTATGAGCTCGATCGTGCAGCTGGATGCCTGGAAATTGTCTTGGAAGTAGGTGCGGCCCCGGACGATGTGCACCGATTGGACGCCGGTGAGCGTTGTGTACGTCCCGTTTTGGGTCGTTGAATAATTGACGGTGGGGGCTGTGTATGGCATCAGGCGTTAGTGGTTCGGATCGGCACGGAGCCGTTGACTTGCATGTAGCGGCGCAGGGCCGCGACGACGGCGTTGGGGTCGCCACCATTGACATTGATGTTGACATTTGCAGGCCGTACCGCTTGACGGTTCGCTGGTTGCCCTAAGGCCATGAACGCGGCCGAGCTGAAACCCGCCGGGTCAAATTCCATGGATGGTGCCTGGCCAGCGTTGACGGCTGCCACGTTGCTGGTGAATGCGTCAGTGATTGCCTTGACTTGGCTCACATCGGCCGTGAAACGCAAGGCAAATTCCGTGTGGGCGATTACTGCGTTAACGCCGTCGACGATTGCCTGGGCCTGATCGACGCCCGACTTGTACCATTTATCGGCTGTCAGTGTGGCCAGCTCGTCAGCTGCGGCGTTGATCGTTTTCGACCATTCTTTGAGGCTGGTCAGTCCCTCGTCGCCGCCGTCGATAATGGCCTGAGTAATCTCAAGGCCGGTGTCGGCTCCGGCCGCCAGGATGGCTTGCAGTAGCGTCGGGTCATCGAGGCCGCGGGTGATGAGTGTTCTGAGGTTCATTGCCAGTTTGCTGGCTTTATCAGATTGATCTTTGAGGACACCGAAAAAGGTTTGGGCGCCCTCACTGTCGGCTGCTTGCCGCCAGGCTGTGCCCAGGTCGCCAATCTGCACGATGCTGTCTCGGATCGATTTATAGAACCCGTTGTAAATGTCCTGGGCGGCTGTCAGTTTGTCGTTGGCGTCCTTGAGTGCCGGGGTGAATTGGTCTTTTAGCGCGTCGACGGCCGCCTCATAAGCCTTGGCCAAATCTTCCCGGACAGCTTTTGCCTGCTGGCGCACCGCGGCTGTTTTCTTACGCATTGCGCCACCGGACTTGTTAGTGGCTTCCTCGAGGTCGTCGGTGTTGGTCGTGGCGAAACGCAGTTCCTCTTTGTACGCGGCCATGTGATCGGCCAGCTCTTGTACGTCGCGGGACGCCACCGGGCCCATAAACCCTTGCAGGTCTTTCTGTTTCTCAAGCTCAAGGGTCGTTTTGGCCAACGCCCCGTACAGCTCATTAAAGTTCGTGCCGAGCTGGTCAACCATCTCAATGGTCTGAATGTCGTCTACAAATGGCAGCACGTTGGCCATGCGAATGAACATATTGACAACGTGCGCAATGGCGTTACGCACCGTGATCAGCCCGTTCACGAAATTGCCGAGGCCATTGAGGGTGCCGTCAGAGTCCCGGGTCAGGCCTTGCATTTGTTTGCGGAACATGCGCACCGCACCACCGAGGCCGTCCTCGTCCAACGCTTTAGCCAGGTCGCTGATCTTGTCAACAAAGTCCGTGAGGACCGGCAGCACCCGGTAGCCGATCTCTTCCCACATTTCACCCAAGCGTTCCTTAAGCCTGGCCAGGCGGCCCTGGAACGTGTTGGCTTGAGCTGCCGCCGCGCCGCCAAAAACGTCTGTCAGTTCGCGGGTCGCGGCCTCGAAATCTTTTGTTTTGATGGTGTTTTCATCGAGCGGGATGCCAAGTTTCTTGAGCGCTGACAGCTGGCCGGTGGCGGCTTTCGACATGGCCATGGTGACGGATTCAAGGTCTTTGCCGGTGGCCGCGGCTATGTCCATGCTGATATTCATCAGCTTTTGCGCCTGGTTCTGATCCTTGGTGGCGCGGATCAGGTTGCCGAGGCCTTGGCGCACGAGGGTGTCTGATACGCCGGTGGCCATCTGCGTGGTAGTGACGTACTCGTTCAGCGATTCGATTTGGCCGTTCATGGCCCCAATCGAGTTGCGTATCTGCCGCTCAAACGCCGCCTGGCTTTTTTCGTCCTCTGCTGCTGCTAAGGCGGCCGCCCCGAGGGCCGTCCCTACCGCTCCGATGGCGGCCGCCGCTGGCAGCATGGCTTTTTTGAGAACAAACGCTGCTTTTTCGCTGGTCGATTCCAGGCTGGAAAATTCGCGGCGCAGCTTGTCGAAACCTTTGGTGTCAAGGCTCGAGAAAATTGGGATGTTGATTGCCATTACCGGGTCACCAGTTTTCTGTTCACGATGGCCATAACGTCCTCACAGATTTTACGCACTTCGGCTTCGATGGTGGGGGTTGCCTTTTCGGCTGCCGGTTGCATGGCGCGTGGCGCTCGTGCCGGGCCAACCCGCTCACCATCGTTGATCAGGTTGGTGACGAACATGCTCGAGGTGTCCCGAATACCGGCGTGATCCCAAATGGCTCCGGCTGCGTCTTTCTGTTGCAGCACCAACAACTGAAATGGGGTGCCCTTAAAATCAACTGTACGGCCGTTAGAAAAAGTAATCGTTTTCGGTGGCCGGGCGCGTTGCGCCACGATCGTCCGGATGCCACGCATGACAGCCTCACGATCCCATTTGGTTTCGCTGCGGCCGCCGATCAGGCCGCCACGATCCATGCCGGACAACGGCGTTTTGCTCGGGATAAACGACCGGGCGGCCATGACGAGTTTTTGGCCGGCTCCGCCTTGAATGTCTTTGGTGATTTGGCGGCGCAGGGTGCGGTCAAAATTGTTGATCTCTTTGAGCGCCTCTTGAATGCCGTGTACCTGGAATGTGCTAACGGCGGCCATGTTCTCGTGCCTGCCTTTCCAGGATGCTTGCGACGGTGTTTAGTTCTTTGACCCCAAACTCTACGTCAGGCGGCCACCAGTGAAGCGCCACCAGCATTGAACACAGGCTGTGGCCTACTGTGCCGCCGTAGTAGGGTTTTGCGGGTCAGAGTCCAATACCTCGAGCGATTCGAGGCTGTCACAAAACTTTTGGAACTCGGCCGGCACAACGATTTGGGCACGTTTCGATGCCTCGTATGCCAGGTATGCCAAATCTTCCATGCCAACGGCTTGCGCCAGCTGCGGTGCTTTCGACTTAAATTTTTGTTCCCAGGCGATGATCACACCCAGGTTGGTTGTCACCTCATGGGTTTCACCGTTGCGCGCATAACGCAGTGTGAGCTGCATGTCGGGCTGCCTTTCTGTTGTGGGTTTAGGCGGTCACTTCGGTGTAGACACCGCCCGTGAACGTCACGGTGCAGGTGCTGAGCGACCCCAGCTGGAAAGTTGGCGGGAGCGACGCAAGGAACGCCCCGGTCAAAGTCAGCTCCGGGTTGGTCGCGGTAGCCGAACCGGTTGCCGGCTTGACCTTAACGGTGGTCGTCGTGCCGACCAGGCTCTTAAGAGTTGCCCACGTTTCGGTCGCGGCAAAACTCATGTAGAACTCGAGGTCAACCGAATGGTCACCAAGACCCTTGACGTACTTGTTGTCAGTGTCGCCGAATGCGGTCGCGGTCAACTGCGCAAAATTGACATTGAATGTGGCGCTGGTGCACTGGTCGGAAAGATCGACCGAGTTGACGGTGACAATCGGGTTGCTGAGAATTGTGCTGGTCGGCATTGGTTACTCCTCGGTTGGTTCTGCTGTTTTAGCAGATTTTCGTGCTTTGCTGGTGGAAATGAACCCGCCCTCAATGAGCGCGTCGACGTTGATGCCGGCCGCTTCGGCTGCGGCCTCGTCAAATTCTTCGCCTGGTGTGCCTACCCTGGGGCTGATGATCTTGGCCATAGTTACTCCTGCGCCTGGATGAATACGGTGCAATCATATGCTGGCAGCTCGGTTCCGCCGATGATGGCAATGGTCGGCCGGGCGTCGGTCATGCCTA